TGGAACGCTGCCTGCCCCGCTTGTTGCAGGAACTAATTACACAATCAAAATTTTCGGTGACGATATCAAAGCATATTCCAACAATGTTTTGGTAACGCTCACTACGCCGGGTACAGGGCAACTCAGCCTTGACTTGGACAGGACGGTAACAGCGGTTCCATCTACAAGCATTATAGAGACGGCATCGCTTTACTCGACAGGACAAGCCGTTACGGCGCGTCCTAGAGACGGGGATTCTCTTCCTAATCCTCTGGTTGCGGGGGCGAACAACTACGTCAGGAAGTTGGATTCTGATGAGTTTGAACTGTATAGCACCGAAGCTCAGGCAAGAAACCTAGCTTCAACTGTTGGGCGCGTTTCCTATCTGACAGCAGGAGACAGCGCCGACAGCACTTTTATTATAGACTCAATTGAGCCTCCGACTTTGGTGAAATCAATCCAACAGATTGAAAAACCAAAGACGGACGGATTTGTGTCTTTGTACGCCTACGATTATGGGCGCAGTAATGACATGACCCTGATCGGGCAATACCATCCTGCGGATATTAATCCCCAATACAGAAGAATCCGACTTGGTCAGCCATGTTCTTGGGCGAGGATTGTGTATCGCATTAAGCATCCAACGGTTGAGTCTATGTTTGACTTCATTCCTTTGGAGAATGAACGGGCAATTCTTGCAGCGCTTCATGCGGTTGACTTGGAAGACAAAGATTTTGCCGATCAGGCGCAACGCTATTGGACAATCGCCATAGCGTACTTGAAGAATCAGCAAGAAAGCCTTGAAGGACACGCAATGGCTACCCCTCAGATCAATAATATTACTTACGGGGATGGCACAGATGTGGTTATGCAATGAAGTCCGATCAAATCAACGCTGGAAGGCTTGTAAAAAGCACTGCTGGTTGGACGCAGGGAGTCAATAGCGTCAGGAACGGTTGGGCGCTTCCCGAAAACCAACTAAAGTGGGGCGTTAATGTTACCGTCAGGGGCGGCATTGCCCAAACGCGCCCGGGCTACGCTATGCGTCTGTCCTTGCCCCCCGGGAACATACAGGGAGGCGTTTTTTTCGCGGCTAACAAACAATCTCAAGCTGCCGAGAAAAGGACTGTCAATGGGCAGACAATTACCATTCCTAGACAAATTTTTGACGTTGATGGCAAAGGAGTGGCAAAAGATGAAATTCCATACATCTTATTTGCTGTCAGCGGAAACGTCTATTTTGCTCCGTTCCCGTTAGTGCAGCCCAAGAATTGGGACGATTATCGACTGCGTGGCATCAAGCTAGATGAAAATGTATCACAATGTGTCTTCACGCTGGCAACCAGATCAGCCACTACATCCACTGGAGGAGATACAACAGTTACCCCATCGCATCGTATTGTGATGATTCAGGATGGAATTTCTTCTCCAGCCTATTGGGACGGATCAAACCGCACAGGCGTCCAAAGCGACAAGATTCCTGTTGGAACATGGATGGCATTTTCTGGAAATAGACTTTGGATTGCAGACAACAACCTCGTTCTGGCATCAGATTTGGGAGATCCCACAAGCTGGCTTGAAAGAACTTCAGGATCAGGAAGAGGGGATTTCAGTTTTTCAAGGCCCGTAACTGGACTTGTATCCTATGTCGGTCAAAACACCGACACGCGACTGATTGTTTTTACTGACAGGTCAACATTCTCGCTGGCGTCAGGAATTTTGGACAGATCGGCATGGGCATCTACGCCAAACTTCCAAAATACCCTGTATCCGACTGTCGGATGCGTTGCTGGCAAAAGCATAGCGTTTCAGGCTGGACAAATGTGGTGGTATTCTCAGGGCGGATTGGTTGCTGCTGACGTTGCTGCCGCTTCATATTTGTCATCTCAAGTTTTGTACAAAGATGTCGAGATGGCGCGTACAAAGCGCTATCTGGCTGGAGATCAGAAGCAAATTTGCGCTGCCTCTTTTGAGAATTACCTTCTTTACTCTGTTCCTTACCTAGAACCCGTAAATTCGGCTACAATGGTGCTTGACTATGCGGCAGCATCTGAATGGGGTCAGGCCAGAAACCCCGCTTGGTGCGGCGTTTGGGAAGGCACAAGGCCCGTTGAGTGGACGGGTGGAGTGGTTGATGGTCAGCCAAGATGCTTCCATTTCTCTTTGGATTACACAGCCACAAACGATGGGTCTTACAACCATCTTTGGGAGTCTTTCATGCCAGAGCGTACGGACTCATATTTGCGGATCAACCAAGACGGCAGCACAACAGAGTTCTATAACCGCATTTATTGCCAAATTGAAACCGCTCAGCTTGGTGATGGCATGGATCTAAAGCAATTTGTGTATGCCGAGATTGAGTGCAAGGAGATCGGTGGAACTGTTGATGTGCGAGCCAGCTTCAGGGGTAGTAAGGGATCGTATACGAATGTTCTAGATCGCAGAATTTTGGCAATTACCGAGCCTCATCAATACAGGAACACACCTTTTGAAGAAGAAATCAATAAATTGGGCTTTCTAAATACCCAATATAGGCGCTTGATTACGGAAAGCGCTACGCGAAGTGCGCGTTATGAAACGTGCGAAAGCCCCCTGACCGCAGACATAGACAAAGCCTTTTCTATGCTAATCGAATGGTGTGGAGAGCTAGGAGTAGAAGTTGTCAGGGTATTTCAAGATCCTTGGAGCGAGAAATCTGTTGGCAATCCCAACACAAGCGAAACCTTGACTTGCGTTGTTGGGGAGAGCGGAGATTCAATAAAGATCGATATACTTCCGAGTCCGCAGGACAGTCCTCTTGGTGAAAACAAGACATTTTTCGCCAAGGTCTTCAAAACGGTCACGCTGCCATGCGTTGGCTATCCATCAATATCGGCAACAGCCTCTGCATCATATCTTTCCTTCATTTCTTTTGCCCATGCCGAGGAACAGGCTGGCGTTTTGGCGCTTCAGGCCGCGAATACGGCGGCTGTGCAGTATAAAATCTCTAATCCCTGCTAATATGCCCAATATTTCACAGGCTGCTATTCCAGTGACGAACTTTCCGAATAAGTTCATCAGTCCGTTTTCGGATACAAGCGTAGTTCCGCTGTATTCATCAATCCCTTTCACGGCATACAAAGATCCTGACTGCCTTCCGTGCGCTGTTTGCGGCAGCTTTACAGATAGGATTAAAGTTATTCAGGAGCAGGCTGCAAAATTCGCTGGATATACTAACCAAAATGAGGTTTTTGTTGGTAGAGCATAACATGAATAGACGCATAAATTACAAAGTTTTGAGACATGGAACCAACGAATTCCTTGAGGCTGTAGATTTTGCCCAAGAATTCGATCATACCATTGTTGAGCATCCGAATATCAATGTCCTTGGTCATTACAGGGACGGACGGCTTGTTGGATATTCGGATTGGGTTTATATTCCGACAATTTATCCAGCATTTCATCCTGAACATACAAAGCCCAAAGACGTTTATTCCGTGATAAATGATTTTGTTAGTCACGTTCAAATGTCTGGCTTGCTTGCCTATATTGGAGTTCCTACAGCAGATAAGCGCCCAAACTTTCCAAATGAGGTAATGACAAAAATAGGTCTTACCCCATTGAACCGAGAAATCTACGAAATCAAAGAACCGAAGGAGTAATTATATGGGCGGATCACCAGCTACAGTAAACCCGGGAGACTACATCAGTCGTCCTTCTATGGAAATGGAAGCGGCTTTGTTGGGTCAGAAAAACCAGATGGGTCTGATGTTTTTGAAAAATCAGGCTGATATGCTGAAGCTGGCCTCAAATATTACGCCACAGATGCAGGAGTTTAGCCCTGAACAAGTATCCCGCGAAGCTGGAGAACTTGGCGTGGCAAACCTTGCCAGATCCCGCAAATACGAAGAACTTGCAAGCCCTGAAGCAGCGCAAATGCGCCGAGACATTCCGAAGCGACTTCAAGAAGCAACGTCAAAAGATGCTTGGAAAAAGCAAATGGAGGAATGGGCCAAAACAAAAGGAATCCCCGCGCTTTCAGCTACTGGAATTGATCCAGACAGCACCGTTTCGCGTTCTGCTTTGTTTGACATGGCAACTCAGGCAGGAAGAGATTTTGAATTGGGGAACATCGCTGCTCAGCAGGGCTATGCTAGTGCTTTTGGCGCTCCTGTGGGTGGACTTGACCCGGGCGCTTTGATAGCTGGAAAACAAGCTGCCGAAGTCGCCAACAAGGAAGCTATCGGACGCTATCAGGCGGGGCTTCTTGGCGCTGCACAAGGTCTTGGAGAATCCGCTGCAGGATTTGGCAACACTGGAATCGGAGATTTGCTTAGTCTTTCACAAGCCAACAGAGCAAATCAACAAGCCTATCAACAAATGCTTTACCAAGGCGCTGCTCAGAATGCCGCAGCGCGAAATGCCCAACAGGCAGCAATGACTGATGCTCTTGGCAATTTGGGAGGAATGGCAACGCAAGCAGGGGCCATGTATTTCGGCGGAGGTAAATTCAAATAAAATTATGGGCGGATCAAATCAACAGGTTCAAAAGGCAACTCTGCCAACGGCGGCTGATTATAAGTCCAACCGTATGGCAGCGCCTTCTGTCGGATCTGAAAGAGCAGCACGTCAAAATTATGCTGCCAATTTGATGTCTGAAGGACAGTTTTACGGACAACCTGAAGCAGACAAGCGTTCAGAATCCCTGATGAGACTCGCACAACAGGCTCTTGGAACATCCTCTACGGATAGATTTTCCCGTGCAATTACGTCTCAGCGCCAATCTTCTGCTGCATCACAGTGGAATTCCATGCAAAGTCAGAGCGAGCGCGAGCAAAACGGATTTAATTTCTCTCCTGACAATCCCGAAAACTATCAAGTGGCAGCAGACAATGGTGATGCCGCTGGAAGTGCCGCGATGGGGGCAGGAACAGACATCCTGTCGGCGGCGATTCCTGCAGCAATGTCAATGATGGGTGGATCAGGAGGGGGATCTGGAGGACTTGGTGGGCTATTAGGCGGAGGAAAAGGAGTTACCAGTGGTGCTGGAACGGCAAAAGCTGCGTCTGGAGCGGCTGCAGGCGGAGGAATGACGGGGGCTATGAATAGCATTGGCGGGGGTGGCGGGAACATAGCTTCTGGCGCTATGGGCGCGGTTGTTCCGATGGCATTGAAAAGCCTTGGCGGAGTAAAAACAGGAACCCCTTGGATAGATCGGGCGCTCAAGGGTATAAGCATTGGCGGATCTGAGGGATGGACGGGCGGATCTCTCGCCGGGCCGAAAGGATCTGCATATGGCGCTTTATTCGGATCGATTTTTGGAGGGCTTGATGGCGCGGTTGATGGGCCGATTTATAAAGCCAAAACAGGAGGAAGCTCAGGTTTTGGCAAAGGATTTGATCAAACAATGTCAGGAATTACACAAATGACAGCATAACCTAACATTTTTCTTGGGAAAACTTTCAAGAAAGCATAACAACTAACAAAACGGAGGATAAAATTATGGGAGGACTATTCGGAGGAGGCGGCAACATTACATATAGTATGCCTGCTGACAATTCGGCAGCTATGATGCAGCAGATGATGCAGCAGCAAATTGCCGCAGCAAAAGAGGCCGCTGCTGCTGCTGAAAAAGCACAGCGTGAAGCTGCAATTACTGCGGAAAATCGCAGCGCAGAACAACGTATGCAACAATCGACGCAAAACGCTGCTGATACGCTCAGCAGAATGGAATCCACACAGGGTTTGGCTGATTCTGCAGCGCTCAATAGGTATAAACAAGAGCAAGAAGCCGCTGGAATGGCGGCAACTGGCGGAGGATTTGATATCAACGCTTCTAGGAATGCCGCTTTGGCTAACTTGGGCGCTGCTTCAACTACGCTCCCCTCAACGGCAGCAAATCTTGCGGCAAATCCAGCGCTCATTAATCCAGCGCTTACTACTGCTGCTTCGCTTAATACTGGCGCTGGTGGAAGCAATCAAAAAACGAATGTTTTTACCCTGCCAAACGCACAAAAACTAACCTTTGGAGGAGCATAATATGGGAGGCGGAGGAAGACAAAGAGGAGGCGGAGGCGGAGGCGCTTCTAATACGAACGCAATGCTTCAACAAATGCAGGCCCAACAAGCTGCTGCGGCAGCGGCGGCGGCAAGGGCTGAAGCAGAGCGTCAACGGCAAATCAAAATTCAAGCCGAAGACGATCAGGCGCGAGGGCAGCAGCTTAATTCTGTTCAACAGGCACAACGCTCGCTGAGCGGACTGCAGACTTCACAACAATTGCAAGACGCGCAATCGGCACAACGCCAAAGCATGGCAACGTCTGGATTGGGCGGCGGAGGTGGATTCGACATCAACGCTGCTAAGATGCAGGCGCTTGGCAATGTTGCTGGTGCAGGCGCTGCGGCTGGCTTGCCGTATGCATCTGGCCCTGCAGCTTCAGGTGGTGCTGCCCCGATGGGAGTCCCTCAGGGGATGATCGCTGCCAACGCACAAGCAGGCGGAACAAATGCTCCGCAAAATCGTTTTGGATTGCCACAAGCGCAAAACTTGACATTCGGAGGAGCATAAAATGGACAGTATTTTTGATTTTATCATCAATACTGTTTGTCTTGCGTTTTCTCCAGAACGTCCCGAATGGCTTTTGCTTTTAGGTGGATGGAGTCTTGGTCGCGCAGTTAGTAACGCTTGGAAAGGCGTTACAGGAGCGGTTAGTTCTGCAGGAAGAGCAGTTGGCAATGCATTTGGGGGCGCTGGAAGAGCGATTAATAGTATTGTAAATCCTAGGCAACCAACAGTTAGCATAATTGGAGGAACATCTCCTGAGCAGCAAGCAGCCAATGACCAAGCTCTAAAGGCTCTTCAAGCAAAACTCGATGCAGAAAAAAAAGCGGCTGCTGATGCAGAGGCCAAGCGTCAAAGAGATGCCGCGATTGCTGCTGAAAACCAATCGGCAACAGCAGCGCAAAATGCCTCTGTTAATAAAGCAAGTGGTCGATTGCGCGAAATGAATGCCGCTCAAATGGCTGCAGATGCCGATGCTGGTCAGAAATATGCTTTAGCAAATACGTCGATTGGTAATGTTGGCGGAGGGTTTGACATTAATGCTTCCCGACTTCAGGCGCTTTCTAATGTCGGTGGTGCTGGTGGTGGCGCAATGTCATCTGCCATGCCTTATGTGGCTCCAAGCAGTGTTGCCCCTGCTATCGCCGCTGCAGCCATCAATCAAGAATCTGGTGGAAGAAACGCTAGAAGCAATCGGTTCAACATTACGTCTCAAAATCTAACTTACGGTGGAGGATAAAATATGGCAGCGCTAATGTCAGAAACGGCGGGATATTCATTTACTCCTAAGCAGTCAAAAATAGTCTCTGCTTTGGAGGGTCTTTCTCCATTTAAGCCTGTAGTTGGTCAAAATGATTTTTCGCGAGACGTGGCAGGGGCTTATGCGATTGGAGACGAGAATCCAGAGGCCGCTGCCACTGCCGCATATGGCGCTCTTAAAAATCTTGGCGCATCAGCATTGCAGGGTTTTGCGAGCAATGTTGAACAGGAGCAGGCTTTAGCTGCCGAAGAAAGAAAGCACAGCAGGGCGCTGGATATTGAACAGATTAAGTCTGCCCGTTCTTCAGATGCCGTGCAAAAACGCATTCAGTATTTGCGCGAATCTGCAGCACAACGGCTTCAGGAAGTTGGTGCAAATAAAAAGCCTCCCCGCCGCATGATTGGCGAACCTCCTACAACGCCTTCTCGCGGGGGAGGAGACGCTGAGGACGAAGAAAGTTTTGACGGAACCGATCCACTTGAACCAAATTTTAATGAAGACCTACGAGATATCCCCCCCGTTGAGCCAGATCTTCCAACAAAAGACGAAGAGGATCTGCCTGCTGTTCAAGGGGAGGGATCACTTTTTAATCTGACGCCTCCACCCGTATTGCCAGTAGGAAGCGATGTTCTACCCGCTGGAGCCACGCTGATTGACCCTGAACAGGCTGCACAGTTTGCCACTGCTCAGGCTGGCGGAGTTCCTCAGCCTCTTCCCGCAAGCGCAATGGGACTGCCGCTTACAAATTTAGCGCTTAGGCAAGATGGAACAGCGCCGATTACTGTCGCTTATATCCCTTCTGAAACCGCTCGCCAAATGCAGGAATTGCAGCAGGGGGTTCGTGATCTTGTTCCTAGCACGGCGGGAGCGCCATTGGCACAGATGGCCCCTCCGAAAGCAGGGTTTCCCGATGAATTTAGGCCGGGGCCGTACCCTGATTACAATCAGGCAAGACAAGTATCCGAAATGCCAATGCCTGAGAATTACGAGCGTCCAGAAGTCGTTCCTAGAGTTGATGAACAAACTGGCGAAACTTATTTTGAGGTCATGCCGCCGAAGCTAATAGCTCCGCAAACGGAAGCTGAGCGGTTGTCTCTTGAAAAAGCTAAGTTGGATCTTGAAAAAACCAAAGCAGAGGCAGAAGGAACATCAACTGCCCCTGATACAGATCAAGAAACTAAATTACGCTCAGAGTTTAGAGATCTGTCTAAAGATTTTAGAATAGTAAGAGACGCTTGGGGAAATATTCAATCCGCCGCTCGCATGGCAGAAAATCCCGCATACCAAGGCTCTGCAGACTTGGCTTTAATTTTTAGTTTTATGAAGTTACTTGACCCGGGCAGCGTTGTCCGAGAGCAAGAATTTGCCAATGCTCAGAACGCAGCAGGCATTCCTGATAGAATTAGGGCCGAATACAATCGAATTAAAAATGGCGGAAGACTCGCGCCAGATCAAAGAAATAGCTTTGTAGCGCAAGGAAAGTCTTTATTTGTGCAAAGGAAAAAGACGCAGGCCCAATTAGCTTCAGAGTACACGCGCCTAGCAAATGCAAGCAATGCGCGTCCAGAACTGGTCATTACAGACTATGAGACTTCTGATCCTCTTGGACAGGCTGAATCAAAAATCAAGG